GGATGACATCGGGAATGCGGACCACAGTCTTGTGGAGATACAAACCTCTTATGTTTCGACCCAATCGGTAGTCGCCACCGCATGACTCACGAAAGTCCCCAGTGAAGAAAGATTTTTCTTCATTAACCTGGAGTCCAACATGAGCCAAAAGGCTAACAACCCACGTTTTGGTACCTTCCGTAACGAGTAGATCTAAGATTAGATCGTCCCCATAGGAAGTTGCAAGACGAGGTTTATGACGGTGTACGAAATACCATTTAAAGTATTTCAGGTAATGCATCTTAGTGATAGCACGACCTAACGCCATAAAGACCAAAGTCTCTAACTCGAACGTGGAGGCATTTCCCATAGCACTATGTTTATAATAGTCAAAGGTTTTGCCGGCGATTTCGTATTGGGCTGCTCTACAGTTTAGTAACTTTTTATATAAGGTACGCACCCTGTAGCTTGAATGTTTGCCTCCTAAGAGGCGCGATATTAAACCCACGGATAACGAATCTGAGGCCATCGAGAAATCAATTGTCTGATATCGGTCCTTAACGGAACCTAACCAGGCGATTTCCTTATGCTCATCAGCTAGAACCCGAAGATCTATACCGTGGCGCTGCATACATCTGCGAATATATTGTCCGCAGACATGCTGGGATGCAATCCCAACAACAGTGCCCACGCCTATCGTTCTATTGACCGTACGATTCTTTGGAACTTCTAAGATTTTGTCTGGAGCCACACCACAGCTTTTACGCTTAATGTAGTTCGCAACATCTTCACAGAAGAACTCCTCAGGTCTGTACCCCTTATTTGGGTAAGCCCAGCATTGCTGGTCAAACTTATCTAGAGGGTCATCGGTTACACTACCACAAGTGGTAGCATTTCCAGGGCCAAGGTAGATACGATTTGCAACCTCCCAATCTAAAGTGATAATCTTGTTAATTTCCTCAACTGCTAAGTCAAGGAGACGTTCAATTTCATCACTTAAACGCGGGAATACTAAGTATTCCCCATCGGAGTCGCAGGCGATTTCAGAATGTGACAACATTTGGTTAATAGCGTAACAATGCTCCTCCTGCTGGAAAAACTTTTCCCAGGTTAGCGGA